ACAAATCAGTGACTGCTACTTGCTTCATTGTACCACCATCGTTAAGTACAACTCTGTCTGCATCTGCTACTGTTGTTGATGTGGCACTTGTATCACCGTCAAGTATATTTATCTCGGCAGCGGTTGATGTAATTGCTGTGCCATCAAAGTTTATTGCATCTAAGTATGCAACACCGTCAATGTATATATCTTTCCACTCTTGACTAGAAGAACCTAAGTCATATGTATTATCATCGTCAGGTATAATATTAGAATCTACATCTGCACCGAACACAACATTGTCTGTGGCAGCATCACCCAATGTCATTGTACCACCGTTGAATGTGGTCGTACCTGTAACAGTTAAGTTACCACCTATACCTAAGTTACCTGATATGTCAGCATTACCATTTATATCTATGGTAGTGGCTGCTATCTGTATCTCTGTGTCGGCTACGAGGTCGAGTTGTCCATCGGCACTGGAATTGATGTATATTGCTGTATCTCTGAATTGTAACTTCTCTGTAGAAGCAACAAGTATGTCGTCACTAAACTCAAAATAATCCTCGTCTTCCATCCATTTAAGGACACCATCGTTACTTTCACCATCGAATGTAACTGTTATATCTGTGCCTGCAGTGGCATCACCAATTGTAAGAGATGTACCTAGTAGTTTAGTTACAGGTCCACCTTCGCCTGCAGTACCATCGTGAGTGTGACCAGAACTAGCCGCAAAAGCCGCAAGTAGCTGATCAAATTCATTATTGGTATCTGCTGCCTGTATTACATCACCGTCAGTGTATGACGATTGCCTTGTATACGTTGCTCCCATTAACGTCTAGCTCCTAATTGATATTCCAACTGAAATCCTTTGAGTGAATACGGATCAGTTGAACCTCCATCGTTTACTCTTAATGCTACTGCAAAGCCTGAACCCTCTACGGGTTGTCTAACTAATGGTTGTGAAGGTCCTCCATATGTAGGTACACCGTATAATGACGTACCGTATATACCTGCAACATCAGTTGAATCAAGTGGATAAGCTGCAGGTCTAGATGAGGTAGAACTCTCATAATCATACCGAACAAAAAGGTCTGCGTCAATAATTGATTCAGGTTTGTAGTTCACGACTACTCTTTGCATGTGCTTTCTTATTCCCGGATCATTCATTGTAAGGTCTGGACTACGATACTTTCCGTTTATCGCAGTACCATCAAATGTTGATCCTTCTTCTTGTCTATATATGTAACCGTCAAAGCCACCATGAAGAACAAGAACATCACCCACTAGTATAAATGTATCTGTGCAAGCAGGCTTGATGCCTTTTACTCTCGCAAACTCGTAACCTTTTTGTCCACTCTGTTGACCTTTAAGAACACAGATTAATCCTTCTGTTCTACTCTCAAGACCCCCTGCCTTAGAAAAGAACAAACGGTATTGTGTCTTCTGTGGAATAACAATTGACTCGAACACAGACGCATCAGTTATGTTGTCATCAAATATAGATTGCACGTTTGAACTTATAGTTCCCAACTCAACGTCACCGATTTTTGCTGTACCTGCAACTGTACGCAAGCCATCAGGACCAAGAAAGATGAGATCACCAGCAAATTCTTGAATAGTCTTACCATTGATACATCCTATGTCTCTTGTTACAGCCGATACTGCAAAGTCTGAACTAGAGCTACCTGATAATTTAAATATTCTATTTTCACAAAAGATAAATAAATTTTCTCGGAATACTTTTAACCCAACTATTGTATCGTCAACTTTGATGCTACCTGCACCTTGTCCACTATTAAAACCATCTTCATCAAAAGGTTCACTAAATACTACTTCTTGTGGCGTACTGGACATACCTGCGTAGAACATGTGTTCTCTAAAAGATGTAACAATACTTGCACCTTCTACACTGCTAGTTGTTATATCTGTTGCACTAAGAGATGTGTTGAACACTGTAGGATCGTTAACACCATCTACAACAACTATCTTGTCGTTGCCATCAAAATTAAATCTCTCAAAAGCATACTTTGTGGCGTTAGTTCTACCTGTGTCTCTTTCAGTCCAACTTTCAGATACTACGTTTCGTGCTGAATCAGAAGAAGCCAGATGAATTGCAGCACTCGTGCTGTTTGCGGCTCTTGTTACACCTGTAAATGTAGTTGATGTAATGCCCGTGTAAGTAAATTGTTCGTTGTCAATTTGTATTGTGCCACTTGAACTAAATCCTGTAGTAGAATCAACAGTTATAGTTCCTGATCCTGTCATGGCAGTTCCTTGAGCTATAGCATTACTAGCTCCTCTAGCCATTTCCGTAGAAGCAGAACTAAATATCTTTTCCCCTCTTGCGGCAAGTATCTTGTTAGCAAAACTAGTTACCATAAGAACTTGTTCGTCAGATGAACTAGTGTGAGGTACTATTTGTTCTATATGTTTTTGGTAGCCGTTTATTCTTCTGTAGCCACCTTCTATGTCAGGTTCAAAGTTTTCTAACTGTATAGCTTGTCCGGGTTGCATAATAAATGTGGAACGGTTGGCAACTAAGCCACCCTCACAGATAAAAGGAAATGCAGCGGTTTCACTTAAGTCAGCCACTTATACTGCCCTCATATAGTTCTTTCTGTTAATTAGTTCGACCCTCATCCGTTTAATACCGTCTTCGTATTCTTTGAGGGCGTATTGTGCTGTCTGTACATCAGACCTAAACATGTAGGTGTAGTACTTTGCACGTGCATTGACTATTGATTCAAATCTTGTTGGTATAATACCTGTGTCATCGTGAGCCGATAAAGCAGTGTTTGTTACATAGTAATCAAACTTTAACGTTCTGTTGCTCGTGTCTGGTATTGGCGTAAGACCCAACTCGTCATTATATGTTGTATACACAAATTCAGGATCAGCAAATTTATCCGTGTCTGGTCTAGTATCTCTTTCTCTATATCTTTCATTGTATTCTTCGTAGGATAAATACTTTAGTGGTATTGCTGTTATGTTCTCCATAAGTTGAACTAACTTAACAAATGCCGCAGACCCTGCTGATTCAGTAAATGTAACATAGTGAGTTGTCGCCGTAGCTGTAAAAGTAATTTCAGATAGTAATACTTCGTTGCCACTTGCGATAGTAAGAGTAGATGACTTAGTCTGTGTGCCACCTGAACTAGTGCCAATATCCAAAGTAAGTGTTGATCCACTAGTCTGTACAAGTACAACGTAGGACTTACCTACGATTAGATCATCTACCTGTTGTGTTGCTTTTGCACTAGTAAGTAACAATGTGTTACCAAACTTAGAACTTGCTGCAGGAGTGCCTGAAACTGTAGTCCAGTTAGTTATACTGGCTGAACCTGCTATTTCAAAATCACCATTACGTATATAATCTTTTGGCTGAAGAAACACATTATCGTAGTCAATGTACTTAAGTGTAGATGCTATAGATGCAAAACTATATAGCTGTTTACCTGCAATTGCATCAACTGAACCTTCTGCTCTTGTAAAGGGCCAGTTAAGTTCAGAGTTGAGTATATCAGATATAGCTCTGTTGATGTAATCTTTTACAGTAGTCTGTACACCTCTAGAACTTGTAAAGTTAGAACTAGTCAACTCTACTTCGTTCATATCTCTTAGTACATTATTGACTAGGGTAAGATATGTGCTTGCCATGTATTACTTACTTTCAGGAGTATCAATCTCTTTCGGATTGCTGTCAGTCACTATCTTGTTGAGTAACTGTAACTTTTGATCTGTTATGACTATGTCAGTGATCGCCTTATCTATTGCGTTTAAAGGTGGATTGGCACTGTTTAATAGTCCTGTAGCATTGTCTATGTCTAACTTGTATTGAAAGGCTAATGCTTGTGCTGCTAATTGCTTCATAAAAAACTCCCTGTTGCTAAATTATACACATAAACTGTATAAAAAGCAAGAGTTTATTTTGCTATGCTACGTAGACTTTCCATTACTTTATCTATGCTAGGTTCTTTTGAGTTAGGATTGTGTAGACATTTGTATTGTTTAGGGCATCCTACACGTACATCTGTAAACTCTAGCTCGTATGTTTTGTTAGCACCTTCGTATATACAAGCCATCTTTTCTTTAAATACTTTTTGTTTTTTTAATCTACATGTAACATAAACATTCTTTTTAATCATGCCTTGATGTATTTTTTGTTGTCTTGTGTAGTCTTTAGATTTGTATTCGTAAGCAAATGCTTTGAACGTAACTACTAATCCTATAATAAAAACTGCTATAACACAGAATATAATCCCCATAGTTTGCAATGTATCAATTAATTCTTTTTGATTTTGTCTTGCTTCTACTCTTTGTAATCTCTGTGCTTCTTTTGCTTCGTTTATTCTACTTGCTCTTTCAGCAATGATNTGATCCCATGTAGTAGGACCAAANCTAAGATTAATCATATTCTTTAACTCTGCACGTTGNTCNTCAAGTAATTTACGATCTATAAAATCCGAAGCTGTAGATTCTATACCAAACTGTTCTTTAATCCCTAGACCTTTACCTGCACCTTTGTTCATTTGAGACTCGCCAGTAAAGAACCCATCTATCTGTTTGGCTATATCTTTAATGTCGTTGCATGTACCAATATTACTTTTAATGAACTCAACGCTTTTTTGTACTAGGGCGATTCCCGTTAGAATTTCAGCGACTACCATTATCTTTTCCTCATTGGTTTACAATATGCAGTTATTTGTAAGTTAGGTCCTTCCTTTTGTGGTATCGAAGGTTGCTTGTGTAATCTTTCTGCAAAGTACAAGCACTCATCTATGTTATCGAAAGTTTGTGTTTGGTCTACTACTCTTAATCCCATCATAAACACTAACACAAATTCAATCATAACTCCCCAGTTTTCATAGCTTCAGATAATCGTACTGCACGGTTACCTACCTGATTTGCCCATTTGGAATCCAACATCTCAAGACAAGCTAGAGGGTAGTTTACTTTTTCTATCGCCATCCACATATTTTTAAATTGCATGAGACGAGGAACACCCATATTAAATGCCATGTCAACAAGGATCATCTGTCTAACATCGGTCAATTGATTTACAACTGATTTGTTAGCAAGCAATTCTTTTTCTACGATAGCTATGTCATTCATGCACAGATAATATGCTTCTTCTTCCGTAAGACCTTTTTCGTAAACATCTTCCATAGTCTTATTTATAAACAGTAGCTCTCCATCCGTAATACCTCTGTCTTCTAAATTTCTACCAATGCCTACCGTATCTATGCCAAGATGATCTTGGTAAACAGTAAGAACTATTCCCTCATGGAAAGCTATCATTTTTACTAGTTCATCACGATCATACTTCATGCTTTTTTCCTTGTAGTTTTTCTTCGTCTACCTGATGCAGTGACTGACCACTTGACTGCTTTAGGTCCTGTTTTTTTCTTGGCTTCAGTCTTACTTATTCTACTAGCCACTGCTTTTGGTCTACATGCAGGATAAGGTCGTTTCTTTTTTTCTTTACCAGAACGACCACATTTCTTGCCTGTCTTAACATCTCGCCAATCTTCTTTGAACCATTTGGTCAAACTCATGCGTAAGTGCCACCACGTTTCTTGTAGGTACGCACAAGCCATGCGTTTGCATATGCACTAGGGTATACCTTAAATTTCTTTTTTGCTTCTGCTTTTACTCTAGAATACAATGAAGCATTTTTTGGTTTAGAACCACTTTTCTTTTTTGCCATGTTACGCCTTCGCTTTCTTCGCTTTTGCTTGTGCTGTTTTAGGTAAATCTTTCATGTGAAATAAATACTTGCTACTGGCAGTGTGTTTAGCACCAGACATAAGTTTACCTTTGCCATCTTTGTGTGTTGCACCTTTGTACAACGTTCCGTTTTTTAGGTAGTGTTTTACGCCCTTCATTATTTCTTCCCCATAAGTTTCATTGCTTGTCCTACACCTTTAATTCCAAACGAGCTACTTACAGCTATAAATAAAAGGTACTGATACCAATCAGGCAAAGTATTGAGTACTTCAAAGCCTGTTCTTACGTATTCTGTCATGCTAGGCACGAAGACTAAAATTGCTGGAGCAAGTAGCACAACTAAGGCAAACTCGTCTTTCCAACTTGAATCTGTAGCGTCAGCCATAGACTTTTCCCACGCTACCTCACCTGTTGCTACCTTCTCTGCCACAACTGCTTTAGCTCTAGCTTGTGCTACTTTAGCTTGACCATCAGCCTTTACTTTCTCTACCTTGCTGTTCATCCAAGAACCTGCAAGATTGGCTATAGGTCCTATTAACGCTGTGAGCATGTGCATCCCTTTTTGGTAAACCTACTGTCAATCCATACTTTACCGTAGTACAGAATAAATAACCACGCAGTAAACAACGCACCTTCTATGTAGGATAAATCATTCCACGCATCTAATACCATATTTTCCATCAAATTCTCCCTTGAGATTTATGTAATTGTTTTACATATTGTCTGTAGAATTTATTGCTTATCTTGTTTAGTATTCTAAACATTGTAAAATTAATTGTTGCTAACATTTCCATCTTCTTCTTGCTTGCCTTAAACGACTGTTCGGGTCTTTTGCCGCTTTAGGAAACTTTTTCATTTGTCCTGCACTTCTTGCACAATAGGACTTTCTACGTTTGGCAGCCTTGCTACCTTTCTTTACTTTACCTGTAACTGCTGTCTTAAGCTTTGATCCGGGATTATCCTTACGATACTTAGCTACACCTTTTTTAGTCATACCTGCACCGTCTTTGGTTTTACGTTTATGACCACCTTTTATGGTGTGACCTTTCATTGTACCTTTTTCGGACATCGTTACCTCGTAATTGTCAAGAGGGCAAGTTGCCCTGCCCTCCCGAAGTTAGTTACTAGACACCTGTCTGAACAGCAGCAGTCTGAACCATTGCAGTTGGATCACCAATGTCGGCAATCAAAGCAATAACTCTGAAACGTACTACAGCAGAGTCTGCACCCAAGATTTTAACTTGGATAGCATCGGTAGCTATAACAGTGTTGATACCTGCAGCTACAGGGTGAAAGTTGTAGATGGCATCAGCATTTCCATCAACGCCATCACAGAAAGCGTCAATGTCAGTACTAATTCCAACATCAAAAGTCACACTAGAACCAC